TCGATCAGGTCGCCGTACGTCCACCGCCGGCGGTGACACAGGAACGGAATGTCATCGCGCTTGGCCCGCCGGGAAAACAGCACCTCCTCCGGCGGCACGTTGCGGATGCGGACCACGCCATGCTCGCGGGTTACTCTCAGTGTGCAGTCGTAAAGCTCGATTGGCGGGGGCGGTAATGGCGGAGCCAGAGCGACGGGAGGCAGCCCGGAAGCTAGTCCGGGCAGCGGTGGAGCCGGTCCTCCAGGAAATGTTGGAGGAAGCCCGGGTGGCAATCCGGGTGGCAATCCTGGCGGTAATCCGGGAGGCGGCAGCGGCGACGGCTGGGCAAGTCCAGGAGGCAATCCAGGAGGCAGCCCGGCAGTCATTGGCGGCGGCAACCCTGGAGGTGAGGCAGGCAATCCGGCAGGCAATCCAGGAGGCATTGCAGGCGGTGGCCGCGGCACCTGCGGACGGTCCATGTTGAACTCGTCCGCGTCCTGCATGTATTTCGTCAATTTGACGATCTCGACGTCCTCGTCATCGCCGAGAAGGCCGTCATATTCCTCTTTTGTCAGGCCGGTATAGGTCTGCGTCTCGGTGGTTTTCTGGGTGTCCCAGTAGTATTTGACCCAGCCAAGGCGTTCCAACAGTGCATCGTGAAACCAGTCTCGCAAGAGCAAGAAGCCCTTGTTATCGGTCATCACGATATAGTTAAGGTAATCGGTTGCCTGCCGGGCCTGTTCTTCCATCCCCGGCCGCGGTGGCTCGACCAGGACCAGCTTTTCACTGGCGGTGAAAATCCTGATCAATGCCGGCAGAACCCACTCCACCGCCTCCAAGACGGTCCGCATCACGACTTGTGATCGATCGGCCACCAACGGCCCGCCGGTCTCGGCATCGCCGTTGTAATACTTCAGGGCTTCCAGGCGATCGTTGCTCAATGTGCCGCCATCCCGGCCGAGCGCGTCGTCAAGCTCGCCTTGAATAATGCTCTTGACGTGCTCCTCATCGAGTTCGTCGAGGTCGAGGCCCTGGACGATCTCCTCGCGGCGCTTTGCCTCGTACCGCCCACCCCGGCCGGTGCCTAAATAGTCGCCGGAGAAGGCGGACCCTACGGTCCGGTATCCGTCGCTCATTTCTTACGGCCGCCCTTCTTCTTCAAAATCCCGGTCTTCTTATCGGCCTGGTTGAAGTCTTTTGCGACCGATTGCGGGATGCCGGCCTTTTTGGCGAAGGCCGGGCTGTGCGCCGCCGCGGCCATGGTCTTAGCCTGCTTCTTGGTTCTCGACGGCACGCCGTTCCCCCGTCATTTTGTCAATCATAAAGCCTTTAATCTTTTCATAACTCTCATTAACGTGAATAAAGTTCTTATTGTGATCAAAGGCGATAATCGTACCTTCCTCAGCCGGGTGCATCTCGGTCACCTTGTCAACATTGACAAAGACCGGCGAGCGAGGCTCGTAGAGATGCAATTCAATAAACCACAACATCAGGGCACCCTCGGCCCCGGCGGCCGGCCCGGCCCTCTTCTGGCTTCGCGCTCCTCGCTATGGTCGACCGGGTCGCCATACAATTCCCGCTGCATCTCCTTGCCTTCGCGCGACTCCTTTAAGAGCGCCACATCGGCTTCCAATTTCTCGATCCGCTGCACCAGGCCCTCAAGCATCGCACTGTCGCTGGCACTCAATTCTCTGTTCTCCCTTGAGAGGTCACGGTCCCCAATCACGTTCGTTATCCCATGGCGGCCATATTCGCCACAACACCACGCCATCGCGCGGCTCAAGGCTGCGGCCTCAACCTCTTACCAACGGCAGGAAAAGGAAAATCCCCAACATCAGCACGCTGAGCCAAGCAAGCACCCCGTTGGCCCAAGGGTAACCGGCCTGCAGCCCGCTAGGAAAAAACGTCAAGAGCCACAACACCATAAAGATGATGAAGAGGATTTCTATGACCATTGTTTAAAGCTATCTCTCATGGTAAAGATGCGGACGGCGCAAATGTTACTAGCATTCGCGCCGCCCTTGACACCGCCAGCTAACTGGACAACTCTTATTGATCTAAACAATTCCTATCCGCTGGTACTTAAGCTTTACCGGTCTTCCTTGTGGCGTTTCGTAACCAACCGCCATTAATCCTGCGGCGTCCGCGCCGTGCGAAGCCCAATCATGTTCTGGACCCAAGCCTATGCTTCGCGAGTCATCGGAGGAGCGCTCGTGATACCAACCAAGAGCATCTCGACCCGCTTCGGTCGTTTCCTTATTAAACCAAATGCTCGGAAACAACCGGCGCAACGCCTCGATCCGCATCTTGGCGGCGCCGCGACCCTGGTTCGGGATTACTTCTGTTTTGAAGCCAGCCTGCCGGAAGGAGCTTTCAAAAGATACGTCGAACACCCGATCATGGGTTGCGCCATCGTGCGGTAGGTAGATATCGGCCTTCCCCCAGCCGCCATCTCGTAGCCACTGAATATGTACCGCCAATGGCTCGGAGATAGCCTCGTAATAGTCCAGGACTCGTACCTCTCGTCCAACGAACTGGCAGACCCACATGGCAAAAGCATCGGATTTCGCTCCAGTTCCGCCTAGATCGCAGTACGCTCTGATCGGAAGCAACGGATCGCGCATAACCTTGCTGATACGACCCTCTTCCTGGGCCTCATTCAGGTGCCTCGCGAAGTAGGCGCCAGTGTGTGCAGTGGCGTAATCTCCAAGCCAAATATGAGCATATTGCTCTGGCCTAACCCGTTCGTCTTCCGCCCTTATTTGCTCTAGAACAGCAGGAAACCAGGGGTTATCTTTGTAATTAACTTCGACTATCTTACTATTTAGCGGTGGATTAATCCTAAACCTTAGATTGGTTGCTGAGTTGCGCCTCTCAGGGTTGTATGTGCACCATATTTCTGCGCCCTCTTCACGAACTGTCGGGATGGCTTTTTGCCACGCCACTTCCGAAACGGGTTCTGCTTCATCGACCCAAAGTAGCCTAATGCGCGCCGTAGACTTGACGCTTTCAATGTTCCTTCTGAGGCCCACAAAAGTAAAGTCAATCCGGCCATCTTTGGTGCGGATGTATTTTTCCCCAATCTCATAGTTCTTAGCAAGCCACGGCTCACTTTCAATCGCCTGCTTGACCTCTGCCATACTGCTTTCATCAAGCGAGTTTTGAAATTCTCGGCCACAAACAATGACCCCCGATTCCTTGGCCTGGGCGCATCTAAGACCATATACGGCAGCCATCTTGGCGAAGGATCTGGACTTGGCACTACCCCGGCCGCCATAAGCACCACGGTACAAGGCTTCACCGCTGAACACCTCGACCAATTTCTCCGGCAGTTCTATCTGCCCGCTATTCTTCGTGCTCGTCATAGAGCCATTTGCCCCGGTAGTTTTCCTTGTTCGCATCGATGTCGAGCGGTCGACCCAAGCCCTTTGTTGCCCGAATCTCGTACCATAACCACTGCGTTTTACTGACCCGATTACGGCGGCGCTCTTCCCGCTTTAGCATCTGCCGGACCCGCTCGCGAGTAACCCCCAGCGGCGTCGCAATCTGTTGCAGGGTCAACCCGGCCTGGCGTTGTTGCCAGACCCAGCGCAACCGCCCCAAACCCACCCTCTGCCACGGCTCCGGCACCGCCGGCACCGGCGGGATAACCACCTCGCGCCACCCCTTCGGCCGCTCCGGCTCCGGCTGGTTGGCAAAATGCTGCCGCAATAACGCGATCCGGTCACCCCGAATACAGATAAAGTCCGGATAGTGCGGGCTTCGGTAAAGCTCCTTCGGGAAGTGGGCCTCAATGTAAAGGCGGCATTCCTGGCTGACCATCGTAGCGCTCTTGTGGCCAAAATGCGCCGCCACCTCCTTGTGCCGCCAACGCTGCTGCGCGCAGGCCCAAGCGCACCATACCGTGCGCGTTGTCAGTTTGGCCTTGGCCGCCGCCGATATCTTCGCCGCTTCCTTAACCCAGCGCTCGGCCTGGATCGCCTTTAGTTGTGCCTCTGCCTCCTTACCCTTACGGAAAGCCTCCGCCCGCTCGGCCGCCTCGACCACTTCCTTGGCCTTTGCCGCGTCCCACAATAGAATTAGCCGGTGCCGTTCCTCAGCTTCTTTTTTGGCCGCCTTCAGCCGACGCCGGGCATTCTCAACCCGGTACAAGGCCTGCCACTCATCCGCGTAATCCGACACAAGCCGGCGCCGCGGCAAGAACCCCCTAATCAGATAATCTTTTGTCCACACATTTATTTTTTATACCGCTAATTTTCCCGTGTCCAACCGAGGCTCGATCGGACCCCCGGCAAGCTCGCCGGCTTTAACGGCAGCCGGCCGAGCTGCGCCTTTTCCACAACATCATCGCTAAAGGCGTCCAGCGGCAATTCAATGGGGTCATAGGGCGGCCAGCCCGGCACCGATGGCGGCCTCGGCCCCTTGCCCAGCCAGGACAGCACGGCGCCAGTACCCGCTCGCCGCACAACCGGCATGTCTGCCCCCCGGGGGGCGGGGTCACGGCAGAGCGCCCTCCATCCGCCGGCGCACCTCGGCACAGGGCTCAAGCACCGATAACAATTTGCCATCCAACAGCCCAAGCACGCAGCGCACCTCGCCGGTATAAAGCTTGTTCTTCTGACCAGCCGCCGCCGCCGCCGTGGCGTGCAGGCTGGTAATATGCGGCGCATGCACCAGCACCTCGCCGCCGTCAACCCGGTGCAACAGCACCAAAGCCAAACCAGCGGCGAGGAGTGGCATCACCCATTCAGCTTTTAGGCTGCGCCATCGGTGGCAGGCCCTGGTCAGGCCGGGGCGGCATGCCTTGCCCTGGCGGACGGTTGGCCGGATGCCCCGGCTGGCCCGGTAAGGAGTTATCCGGGCGAAGATCGCCCCCTGATGGCGGCTGCGGCCCCGGCATCCCCTGCGCCGGCCACTCGGCGTTCGGATCGAGCGCGACATAGAACCAACCAGCGCCGGGGATCCCGACGATAGCGATAACAATCTCCTCCTCGGTCGGTGGCAGTGGTGGCCAGATCGCACCGGGAGGCGGCGGCTCAATCGGGTGCGTCGGCGTGCCGGGCGGCACCGGGTAAATCGGCAGAGAAGGATACACCGGCGGTAGCGCGATCGGGTGACTGGCGATCGGCGGCAGGCTGTTGTCAGGATAGCCCGGTGGCAGCGGCGGGATGTAGATCGGTGCCGAGGGGAACGGCGGCAGACCGTGATCAGGACGCCCAGACCCAGGAACCCCCGGCAGACCCTGGTCGGGACGGCCCTCGCCGACCCCATAACCCGGGTCGACCGGGCTCTCACCCCCCGGCAGGCTATTGTCGGGGCGACCCTCGGGGACACCATAGCCCGGGTCCACCGGTCCTGTGGTGTGCCGGACACGGATCGGAGTAGCACTCACTGCAACGTAAGGCATTAAGCTTTCTCCCCTCTTTCAAAAGAAAAGGCGGCCGGGTGGCCGCCCTCGTGCCCCTTGAGGCGGGCGCAGTCAATCATCACTGGCGTCCTGGCGCTGGTGGTAGGGCCACCCAATGCCCGGGCCAGTCTTCGTGGTACGCTACACCGTCGGCCGTTTGCCAGCGCGCTAGTTTGGTGCCGTCTTCGTCCCAGAAGGCCACGACCATCGAGTCACCGCCCGCATGGCACAACAATATGTCATTGCCGTCCTTCGGCGCCGTCTCGATAGGTTGCCATTCGTTAGTGGTCGTCATCGGATGTTCCGGGGCGGAAACCCCGTCCTCTCAGGGCGGGGAGGAGCCCCGTCGCTGGTTCTCGACGTATTGCTTGAGCACCGATAACGGAGCCCCGCCAGCAGAGGCGGCGAAGTAGCTCGGCGACCACAAAACGTCTTTCCAATAGCGTCTGGCAAGATCGGGCCGTGCCTGACGAAGTAATCGGCTCGATGTGCCCTTGAGGGCGTTGACCAGAACCGAAATCGAATGCTTGGGCGGATACTCAACGAGCAGATGGACGTGATCGTCCTCACCATCACTGGCGATAAGCCGCGCCTCCATACGCTCGCAGACGCGAGCAAAGTGCTCGGCAAGCCAGCCGAGTGCCGCCGCATCGAGCACGCCGCGCCGGTATTTGGTAACAAACACCAAATGCACCTGTAGCGCCGAGACGCTATGCCTTCCGTGCCGTAGCTCTTGCATTTGTCGCCACAGACCAATATATCGGCGGCATGTTGCTGACCTACCGATACCGCGTCAAGGATGCGACAGCCGGAAAACGGTTGGCACGTATGGCGGTATCGGTCAATCGGGTCTGGAATTATTGCGGCGGTATCCACAACGACAGCCGTCGATTGAACCGGCGCTGGCCGAGTGGGTTCGATCTGATCAACCTGACGAACGGGGCCACAAAGGAACTTGGCCTGCACAGCGACACCGTGCAGGCGGTCTGCAAGCAGTTCGCTATCAGCCGTGACAAAGCACGTCGGCGTCCACGATGGCGCGTCAGTCGTGGCCCGAAGCGCTCCCTCGGATGGGTGCCCTTCCAGTGCGATAGACCGCTGAAGATCGATGCCGACACCGTGAAGTTTCTCGGGCGCAAATACCGGCTCTGGCTGTCGCGTCCGATACCGGACGATATTCGGTCCGGCAGCTTCAGCCAGGACGCGGCCGGGCGCTGGTATCTCAACCTTGTCTGCCGGGGTGCCGATGACCTGCCAGCCGGTACGGGCGAAGTTGGAATCGACCTCGGCTTGAATACGCTTGCCGCTGTTTCGACCGGCGAGAAGATCAGAAACCCGCGCCATGTCCGCAAGGCGGCCACGAAGCTGGCGCAGGCGCAGCGGGCCGGACGCAAGAAACTGGCGCGTAAGATCCACCGAAAGGTGGCCGCCCAACGGCGGCACTTCCTGCATGTAACCAGCACCCACATTGTTAGGGCGAATGCTCTGATCTGTGTGGGTGACGTAAACAGCGCGGCTTTGGCTCGCACCAGGATGGCGAAGTCCGTCCTCGATGCCGGGTGGTCCGCGTTCCGCTCGATGCTCCGATACAAGACGGCCATGAGGCACGGGGCACAGTTCGTTGACACGAACGAGCGATACAGTTCCCAGGCCTGTTCTGATTGCGGAACGATCAGCGGCCCGAAAGGGTTGAAAGGCCTCGGCGTGAGAAACTGGGTTTGTTCTGAGTGTGGTGTTTCGCATGATCGAGATACCAATGCCGCTCTAAACATCCTTGTTTCGGGGCGGAACGTCGCCCTCCAGCAGTCGGAAATCCCGGCCCTTTTAGGGCGGGGAAGACGTTAAACCAATCACCGCAACACTCCATCTTGTCGTGAAGTCGTCGGAAATCTGGCTGCTGTCAGCCCGGCTCGCAGATCAGGATTAGCTGGGCGACACCCTGCGCGTCCGGTTCTAGCTGAAACGTCATTTCCAACGGCTGACGAGGCTGCAACGGTTGCCCGGTGCCCATGTTGGAGCGCAATAGGACGGGGATCGGCAGAGCGTTGGTATAGGTTAGTTTGACGATCACGGCACCGCCTCCTCTATCAGCTTGCGCACCAGATCACACGGCTCGATCACGCTGACGAACTTGCCGTCGGAGAGACCGACGACGCAGTGCGCCTCTTTAGTCAGTAATTTGTTCGGCAGGCCAATCGACGACATGGTGGCGTGCAAGGCGGTGACATGCGCCGGATTGACCGCAACCTCGCCACCACCGACCCGGTGCAGCAGCACCATATGCAACGCCAGGGCGAGGGCCTTCATTCACCCTACTTTCGCTGCTCCATACACCGATCCAGCATTTTGCCCACGATCTCGGTGCGCTTTTCCATCTGGTTGGACAGGAACCACAATGTCCCGCCGAGAAACGCCGCATTCAGAACGCACAGCATCAAAAACGCCGGCGGCAACGCGCCAATCAAGCTGCGGCCGATATCGTTAACAGCGCCGCCTTGGCTCTCGCTCGGCGGCGACGTCACTTACTCATGCCCCCAGGCGTAAAGTAGACCGTTGCCGTGGTCGACGTCACCGCCGCCATATATTGCTGCGAACAATGCATCACCTCGGCCGCACCACCACCAACCGGCATCGAGGTGCTGGCGACCGCCAACACGGCGACATCGCCGCAGGCTACCCATACCG